AATTCATCATAATTAATTGGGGTAACGATCAATGCTTGTAATAATTTATCAATAACTGTTCCGTTTTTGATAAAGTTAACGTTAGTAAGAATATCTTCATGCTTTGCAGTCATGTAGAACATTTCAATTTCACCTTTAGCAAGTGGTGATTCTTTAGGATACAATAAACCTTTGGAAGGTAATTTTACTACCTCAGTTGGTAACTTTAATTCAGCCATAAACTAATTTTATTTGTGTATATAAATATATGCAAAAGGAAAGCGTCTGCCAAAGCAGACGCTTAAAGAAAAGAAATATGAAGAGTGATTAGAAGTTAAGAACGCAATAGTCCATAGCGATTGTTACGGACAAGTTGATTGCTGCATCGTTAGCCCAATCGTATTCACCGAAAGTAGCTGTTTTGCAATAAGCACCTTTGATAATCCACTCACCTACGATATCACCTACTGGACCTAAAATATCTAATGTTAAGTCTTTTTTGTAGAAATCGGAGTAACCATCACGACCAGTTACTGATTCGTGTGCCAAACGAGCCCATTCCATTACTGCTTGAGCACCACTTGGAGTTACAGGATCGTATAAACTTAAAGTCATATCGTTCCAACGAACTTTACCTTTAACTTTACGATAAACGTTGATATGATCTAAGATAATTTCTCCAGCTTCGAATCCAGGAGCGCTAGCTGCTTTGATCAAATATGCTGGGATTCCATCGATATACATGATAAAGCGATTCTGAACTTTAGGTTCAAACGCTGTAAACATGATTTCGTTCGGATTTAATACTGCCATTTTATTTTAATGTTTAATTGCTGTTAATAAATATTAACTGGCTGAGTCCCTTAGGCAGGGAACTCAGCACCAGTTGGAGTTAAGTTAAAGTTCAAGATGATGTATTCAGCAGTCTTAGTTGGTTGGATATAGATCTGACCTACTAATTGGTTACGATCGATTACATCAGGAGTATTATTGGAATCATCCATTACTACTTTGTAAGCATATAAACCTTGACGTTGAACTACAGACTCAAGATATGGATTTACTTGGCTTAAGAAGCGGTTACGAGTAACTGCTGTATTCTGTTCGAATACCAAGTTGCGAGCAACACCACCAATGAAGTCTTTCAATGCAATCAACAAACGACGAACGTTTACACGATCAAGAGCTGTTGGTTTGCGTTGTAATGTTTTCTGACCCCAAACACATACTCCAGTTCCTGGGAATGTAGCTAATGGGTTAACATTACCTGTATATAATGTATCACGATCTGATTGAGATAAGCGACGTTCAGCACGTACTACTGATGGGATACCACCACGATTTAAACCTGCTGGAGCAAACCATTCAGCACCTACTTGGTCGTTGAATGCTAATACACCACCGATTACAGTTGATGGAGGACACCATACAGTCTTACCTAAGTTAGAGCTAAACAATTGAACCCAAGGATAATAAGTAGCACCGTAGTTGCTAGAGGCACCAGCGGCATTTGTAGTAGCACCTGTAATTGTAGTTCCGTAAACACCATTATCTACAATTGCAATTGCATCACCACGACCTTCAACACATGCAATCATATTATCAGAGGCAGCTGTATCTAAACCAGCACCTGGAGCTAATAATACGTTGAATGCATATTCGTCTTTATTTGATAATAATGTGAAAGCGCGATTGTAATCGTCTGGAGTGAAACCTTGGATATTAGTTGTAGTAATACTTTCATTCATTAATTTTGGTAAAGTAGTATCAGCTACACCACCTGTAAATCCACCACCAGCTGAACCACTACCTACTAAAGGTAAAGTAGCTGCATAAGAGCCAGTTTTGAAATTACCATTGTTGTCAATTGAATCTACGTTTGGAGTAGTTACTGAAGCAACACGAATATATAATGATTGGTTAGCATAGCTACCTGTAAATTCTACTTGTCCAGTTGTAGTATTGAATACTGGTTTTAAGTCACCAATTACACGAGATATAAAGTTTGGTTGTTGAGGATCTAAACTTACGTTAGCCCATGTTTCTAAGATATTTTGTTGAGAAATATTATCATCACCACGACGTACTACGATTGTAAATGTACCACCTGCACTTCCTGTGTTTGCACTAGTTACTTCCCAACGAATATTTTGAGATGAACCACTTGGTAAAACACCACCATTAGTAGATCCAGAAACAACAGCAGATGGAGTAATAGCGTTGTTCATTTGATTACCCCAAGATAATGCTTCAAGTTGGAATGAATTTACATCAGCACCTCCAGTGAATATAGTTGTAGTACTTCCTGAAACAACATAGTAATTATTACCTACTGTTCCTTTAGGAATAGCAGTAAATATTACATTTGGAGTTGCAAATGAAGCAGTAACAACACTACTTGAAATAGCACTATAAGCAGCAGAAGCAGTAAGATTATTGAAAACATCTTGTACAGATGATCCAGATAAACTTAATGTATAAGTTCCATTAATAGAAGCAGAATGTTGAGCAGTAGCAGCGTTAGTTAAGTTTAAACTAGCTGTAGCAGCAGTACCATTAGTTAAAGTAGCAATAGATGCTACATTAGAAGTAGCATAAGTACTAATACCATTAGATCCACTAATGATACGAGTTACTAATAATGATTGACCACCATTTTGAAAATACTCACGAGCAGCTTGTGATGTGAAGTATTCGTAATAATAGCTACCACTTTTGAAAATATCACCAAATATATTTAAATATTGAGTGTATGTGGTAACATAAGTTGGTACGAATGGACGACCACCTACTGTAGGACCTACAATAGCTGCACCAAGGGCTGGTGGTGCTTGAGTATATAAACTCTGATCGGATTCGATCTGGAATACACCAGGAGAAAGAATAATTTCTGCCATTTTATTTGTAATTGTTTAATTTATATTAGGAATTGCCTAACGATAAATATTTACAAGAACCCGTAAAACGCAGAAATTAATTAAATTAGAACGGAGTTATTTCACCGGTCTGAGCATCGATGTTTCCAACACCGTATTTTGCTTGTAGACCAGAAATTACTTCTTTTTCGCGCTCACCTAACTTTTTAATGTCTTCTAAAACATTAGCTTTTTCGGTTTCAATAAACACGCGGTTAGCGAGATTGTTTTGAAGTTGAGCTTCGATTGAACCAAGTTCAAATACAAACTGGTTGTACTGTTGTTGTAATTCTTTAATAGATTGTAATTCCTCTTCTGTGAGTTTTTTTACTTCTTTTACTTCTTCTGACATATGTTTTGTTTTTTATTTTTCCCAGCGTTTATCAGGACATGCTTGTTGGCCTGGTAAAGGACTGAATATTTTTTTACTTAATGGGCATCCGCATTTTCCACAAACGAATGTATTAATTGCTGTTACATAATTTCTATGTGGGCATTTATCACACGTTGAGGCACGGTATTCAGCTATAACTTGTTGCTCAGGAGTTGGGTTTGCTGCAGCTATCCATGCCTTAGCAATTTCAACTATTTTAAGCATCTTTTTTCTTAGTTGTTTTCTTTTTAGCAGTAGTTTTCTTTACTTTAGCTACTGTTTCTTTAACTTCTTCCTTTACTTCAGCAGCTACTTTTTCAACTGCATCAGGAATGTTGTTGTTGTTAGCATCAGCAATCTTACCCTTCTTCATTAAGAAGAATACAACGGTAGCAGCTACAGCTAATACGAGGATAATTGTTAACATGTTGTTTAAATTTTATATGTTTGATATAAATATATACAAGGTTAAGAAACCATTATTTTTTTAAACCATATTTAATGTAACGATACCAGATACGTTCATGTATGTAGTATTGAAGTGGTTTATACACTAATTCCGCAACACCAAACGCAGCTCCTACTTTAATAGATCCTGATACAGTCCACATAATTATAAATCCAATAAGAGTGCTAATAATGCGATAGCTGATTGTTTTGGCTATATGTCGTTTTTTCTCTACGTGCATTTTATCTTACAATTACTACATCACCTCTCCAAATTACTTCGTTTGCTGTACAACTCATATGGTGTTTATCTACTTCTTGGTTTCTTGATGGGTCCCAGACAGTATCACGAGTAGTATGTGAAGGTATTAAAAATATAACGTTAGAACAAAGACGCTCCTCACCATTAACAAGTATTCTCCAAAACAAATGATTGTCTTGGCACATTGTATTCCATCTAACTTTTACATCTATCATATTCCCATGTTTCGATTTAAATTAATAGCTACAGCCCTATCAACAAGTGGTTCTTTGGGGTCTCTATCGTTTATAAGATAACGAGTTCCTCTGCCAATTCCAAAGACAATTTGATGATATTTTACTCCTATTTTATCAAGTTCTTGTTTTGTAAACAGTTCAAGCTCAGGAGGACGAGCAGTTGTAATCACAATGTGTGCTCCTCTATCGTATTCTTTATTTACTAAATCAATAACGCTTTGAATAGGTTCAGGTTCCGTTGCTTGTAGAGTATCAAACGTTCTGTACTTAACTAAAGTACCATCTATATCTACAAAGCAGGTTGGATATTTCATAGTTTACCCTCTGCCTTCATTTGTTCACGAATCTTAGTAGCTGATATATCATGAATTTCTTGTGGTGGAATGTGCTCAATAATATCATATCCTACACCACGTCCAAATTCAACTGAACAGATATCAGGTATTACAATAACTTTTAATTTACCTGCTTCAATTTCTGTTTTCATTTCCTCAGCAATATTAAGCATAATTTGATGAGGAGTAAATGGGTTTTTATCATTTACCTCTACATCTCTGATAGCAACACACACTTTACCACCTTCATTAATTACTTGGCGAAATAATTCTTTATGTCCTAGATGAAGTGGTTGCCAACGGCCAATAAACAAGGACCACTGTTCTTCTTTTCTAGGTAGTGATGATTTAACGTGTATTTTTTTCTCCCACATATTCTAAAATTTGGTTTTTACAATCTTCAATCTCTAACCATTCTGTATTTAGATATAGAGCTTCATTCTCTGTTGGGTAATCAAAATCACCTACATGGAATTTTTCTCTACCTCTATCTACCTCATAAGTTAAATATACCCACTTTACATTGCCATCCAAACTATTTAAATATTCTCTTGCCTCTTTATATGGGTATACTAGAGCCAATATTACATCTTTATCTGTTGTTGAATTTAGATAATGAGCAATATCACTAGCTCTATTTAGGTTTTTAATACGGCCTTCTTTGCTATAGTCTTTATTTTGAAATATATCTCTTAATTGATCTCCATC